ATAATCTTCACCACCTGCAGATATCGTAATTGCATTTACTTTACCACCTGAAATTCCAGTTGTAATCGTAGCTGCTGTAAAGCCTGAAGCTGCAGCCGCATCAGATGTTGTAAGTGTTGGAGCACTTGTATAACCTGAGCCTCCTACTAAATTTGCTGAACCTGTTATAACACCATTCTTTAATGTTAAAGAAACGGTAGCATTCTTATGTATTTTCGCTTGAGCAATTGGTGAGAATTGAGAAGCAAAAGCTTCTACTAATAATGGAATATCTTCTATACCAATAACACCCGGTTGAACTTTAGGCATTGATATCAAGTTTAAAGCATCGGTTAAGATATCATTTGTTAATTGTAAGAAGATTAATATTTCTGCAAAATATACAAACCCAGCTGGATGTACTAATTTATCAAATGCATTTTCCCAATCTGTTAAATTTCTACCTGTTTTTATAAGGTATGCAAACTTTTGAAACTTCTTACTATCCTGTATTACTTGGTCATATGATAGGAATCCCTTTTGGTCTAGGTAAGACCCCCTCTGTACGAAGGTCACAGATGCACCAGATGACAAAGTTATTGCGGAGGATAGGGTTATTACCTTCCCATTTGCACTAACAGCGGTCACTGATGGAGCATTTGCAAGTGTATAAGTTGTTCCACTAATGAGTTTTGAGCCCGGTCTGATTAAAGCATTACTTGCTGTAATATTTACAGTTGTACTACTATTTGAAGCTGAGCTTAATGTTGTTGTGTGTCTTGGGTCTTGGTCCCAATCACCTTCTGAAGGTATAAGGACTTTGTCGTAGGGGAATTCAACTTCTGCGGTATCATTAAAAAGCAATCTAAAAAAGATTTCGATAGAATCTGAACTTCCCCTCAGCTTATAAAAATCGATAATGGATTTATATAAGGTTCTTTTATTTCCGACAGTATTTCTTGGTAATGATATTCCAATTTCTTTCTGCATCATAGTCAGGAAATTAGAATCATTTAAATCGATATCCATAGCATCTTCAATTGTATTCATAACATTTGAAGGACCTGGACCAACCCATCGTTTTACGATAGTTGTTATACTCGCACTATAACCATTGAATGAACTTAATCCATTTACAGTATATGTTTTACCAATTTGATTTGCTGTTGTATTTGCAAGTGTTCCAGGTAATTCATTACCATTTGTAATTTCAACATTAATATCATTCAATGGGATTGTCATCGTGGTTCCAGCACCCCTAATTGAATGTTGAATACCTGTTCCAACACCAGTGAGATTAATTGGAGTACCACCTGATGTAGCACTTAATTGTATTTCACCACCACTTGAGAAAACAATAAAGTATTGAGTTTCATCAACCAATCCTTGAATATTAGTACCATCACCAACATCATATATAATTTGAGTACCTACCGGCAAAGCACCTTGGTTGGTATTACCTACTATTAACTTATTGTTAGCGGTATCAACTACCGAAGATGAAGAACCATCAAGGGTGAATTTAGCAGGTGAATTACCGGTTGGTGAAGTGATTGTAAGAGTTGAACTTGCTCCAGAAAAATCTGTAAAGAATTGGTCATTATCATTTGTTGGGTCTGATATTCTAAATCTTGCTAAACCATCTAATATTACATCTGTAAACGTTAACGTTTCTTGGTATATAAATTCATCCATATTCATGAATGTATAATATGATTCCAAGAAAGAACGTAGTTTAGCTTTATCTGCTAATATTTCACCAGGAATAATTTGGTCTAAACGAATATGTTCTTTAGTTTCTACTAAAGTTGAATCATCTAATCCAATTGCACCTGGTGTTAAAGTATTTTTTGCCATTATGATTTAATTCTTGATGTTGTTGTATATGTTATACTTCCACTTGAACCAGATGTTGCGATGGTATCAATTTCTGGAGTAATGGTTACGAATGAACTATCTATCATTAAAAGTTGTTCTCTCTTTGGAGCAATATCTAATGAATCTGGTATTACACTAATTTTAATTGATGCATTTGTTGTAGGAATAAAGTTATTTAAAGTAATTGTTCCTTTTGATATATTAACTTCACCTGCATCAGCAACCACTGTGACGTTTTTACCAGATACAACTTTATATACTATTACAATTCTTTTATTTGAATCTGAAGTATCAGTTCTATCTCCAAAGAAATGGTCAGCAGTATCTGAACCTTGTAGTTTAAAAGCTGTTGAAGATATTAAATGTTTATCTGAAGCTCCTCTATCAAAGAATGGACCTGCAAAATTCAATGTATGATTTTGTGTTGCTACTGTTCCATCAGCTGCTAGTGTTGGTATTATATTTTGAAACATTCTAGGTCGAATAGAACTGTTTAATATTGCTGGGTCTGCAGTATCAACATCATTTGTTAATTCTGAATGTCTGAATACACCATCAAATTTATTTAAGTTATTAAAATTATAATCACTTACAACATCTTTAATGAGTGTTGTTAATTCAACTGAACTTCTATCTGTAAGGTTTGGATTATATTTAAATCCTACATCTAATTCTAATCTTGTAAAGACTGGGTCAACAATAATAGGTGTGACCGATACAACGTTCTTACCTTTTAAAACTGTTTCTTTAATTTCAGCTTTTTCATCTTCAGTTAATAACTCTGCAAGTAATGGTTTGATGGCAATATATATTCTACCATAATCAGGTATTTCTTGGTCTTCACCACCCCATGTTGCAATTGAATCTATATTTGTAAAACTCTTTTTAATAATAGATGAATAATCTTGTGATGTGACAGCTCTGTTTTGAGCAATAAAAGTAAGTGGTGCATTAAACCTTATTGATTCTGTTGTTTCTGCTTCTGAACCACCAGCAGCTTTTGTCACTAATGTTGGAGCACTTGCTGTAAATCCGCCAACTTGGTCAACCATTGTAAATACACTAGCACCATTTGAATCAGAACCTTTTGTTTTGACATAATCAATTGTGACAATATTATCATTTACTGGTTTATAACCTGTGACTCCATCACCAAAATATATTTCAAAGAATCCTGATGGATTTTCTTGTAAGAAATAAACTTTTGTAGTTGCATCAACATCTTTTAATGTTTCGAATTTAGTATAGATGTCAAATGATGTTGACCCTTGATTCTGCTGTACGCGTACGCGTAACGTGCTCGTATCCGCGTCTTTATCACTGAGTTGAAACTTTTGATTCTCAATATCATTATCAACTCTATATTTTAGTTCTCTATATGAACCTTCACCAATATTTACATTCGTAAAACTATAAATGTTTCCTTCTAACTTTGCTTGTTTAGCTTCTAAAACAACATATTGAAACTCTTCACCATCAACAATAGTATTTAATTTAGTACCTCTTGGTAAATCTAAGTTAGTTGGTTTAGTACCACTTACGCCTGATACATCAACACTAATATTTACTACTGCCCTTGGTGATAAGATTGAACGTGGTACATATCCTAAAAGTTTAGCCCTTGTGACTACATTACCTCTAATTTGAGCTGAGTCTAAAAAGGCTTCATTTAAACTAAAGTGAGCATTCATTGCATTATAATGAGTATTATATGCTAATACATCAAGAAGGATATTAAGACCTGAACCTTCAAAATCATAATCATTAAATTCGTTTTGTTGCTTTAAAAAATTTTTGAGATTTTGTTTTATAGTATCAAAATCTAATTCGGTGACGTTTAAATTACTAGCCATTATCTTAACCTTCTTAATTCTATATTTAAATTTGTTACGCTATCAAATTCTTTTATTAAAAAATAAACTTGTACATTATATGAATTCCTATTAGGATTATCGGATATATTAATTGAACCAACACTAACTCTTGGCTCATTGTTTTGTATACACTTACGAATTCCTTCTCTTAATCTTACTCTTGTAATAGCATCATTTGGTTCAAAGAGTAAACCAACTAAATTTGCTCCTTTACCTGCGCCAAAAGGTCTTTCATTAAAGTTAGTGACTAAAAGATTTTTAATTGCATTTACAATTGCTCTATCATCTTTCAATGGAATAATATCTTTTCGTATTGGATGTATTGCTAAAGATAAATCCAAATCACGATAAGGTTTCTTCTTAGCAACTATCTTAGATGCTGAAACTCCATCTTTAATCTGTTTGTCTGCTTGTGATAATCCTGCCATATAACTATTTATACAGGTGGAACAATACTTTGGCCACCTAAAGCCGAAGTAAATTCGTTATTCTTCTCTGTAATTCCTCCAAATCCACTTAAATCTATTGTTTTTGGTATGCCTATTAATGACATAAACATACAAAAATCAAAGGTAATCCATTGAGTCAAAGCACCTAATCCGATTGCATCAAAGAATGCTGTGACCTTATTCATCCATTCTTTTAATAAGAATGTTTGCCAATTCTCTTTAAACTCTTTTAATTTTTGAGTAATCCTAGCCACTTGAAATTCAAGGTTAACTACGTTATCATCAATCTCACCACCTAATAAATCCAATACACTAAATCCTGCTATTGATAATCCACCCAATCCATCAAGAGTTGCCTTTGTATATTTTTCCATTGCTTTATTACGAGCATCAATTAAATCTTGACCTGTTAAAGTTCCTTCTAATGATTCTAACTCAGCTTTAAATTTTGCTTTCTCTGCATCTACAATTGCTTTAATCATTCCTTCTATATCAATTGAAAGTGGTACAGGTAATGATGGTAATCCTAAAGCACTCCATATTAAATCAAACTTACTAATCAATCCACCAAATCCAGTAAATAATTCACCATTCATAAACTTAGTGACTTCATTCTTTATAAAATCCATTACCTGTTTTGCTTTTAATTCAGCATTATCTAATCCATATTCACCACCAAATTGTTTATACTCGTCAGGTAAGAGTTTAT